TTAGGACTGGTCTTTATAAACTCATTGGTAATCCTGAAGAGTATGGGACTGGATTGATTCCAGAAAAGTATATTATAAAGACCAGTCCTAAGGCTGGCGGAGTTGCTAATGCCATCGACATGATCTTAGTCAAGCATATCTCTGGTGGCATATCTCGGATTAAGATCAAGTCTTATGCTGAAGGCAGAAAGTCTTTTGAAGGAACTGAGCAAGATTTAATCTGGCTGGATGAAGAATGTCCACTTCCAATCTATACTGAATGTATAACTCGGACCATGACAACTAATGGTCTAATTATGCTTACCTTCACTCCTCTTGAAGGCTTAACTGATACTGTTCTTCAGTTTATGCCAAACGGCAAAATAGAAGACAATCAAGAAGGTAGTAAGTTCTTAATCCAGGCAACCTGGGACGATGCTCCACACCTTACCAAAGAACAGAAAGATAAACTCTGGGCAGCCTTACCTCCGCACCAACGAGACGCCAGGTCGAAGGGCGTACCTCAACTTGGGGCTGGTGCAATTTATCCAATCCTCGAAAGTAATATCACCGTAGAAGATTTTGCTATTCCAGATCATTGGCTTCGCTGCTATGCGTTGGATGTAGGCTGGAAGAAGACTGCAACTGTTTGGGCAGCTACAGATCCGACCAGCAACATAACTTATTTATATTCCGAATATTACCAGGGCCAACAGTTACCACTGATCCATGCGGATGCAATCAAGGCTCGGGGAAATTGGATTCCAGGCGTGGTTGACTCAGCTGCACATGGTCGTTCGCAAGATGACGGAAAGCAACTTTTTGAACAATACTTTGGGTTAGGTCTTGACCTTGAGAATGCGAACAAATCAATCGAGGCTGGCTTGTATGCTGTGTGGCAAATGCTCAGTACTAATCGCCTGAAAGTATTTGGTTCGCTGGTTAATTGGTTTAGCGAGTTTCGTATTTATCGCCGGGATGAGAACGGTCAGATAGTTAAAGACCGCGACCATTTGATGGACTGCACTCGGTACTTGATTATGTCTGGACTCAAACGAGCAATTGCGAAACCATATTGGGAGTTTCAGGCGTGGGAAGAAAGCGAACTTTACAATCACCAGGAAGCAAGTCTGGTTACAGGATACTAGATCATGAGTTGTTGGTCTGTATATAAGATTCCTGGAGAATTACATGTAATACCAACTATTATTGTATCTAAAACATTTTTTAAACCTATCACACCACATATTATTGATACTATATGTATATGCTGTCCAAAAGTTAATAGTATCATAGATGGTGTAAGACTTATTGTACATCAAGAAGAAAATTAGATATCAGGAAATTAATAATGGCTAATAATGGTTTTGAATTTCCTGTAGAGGAACTTGTTGATCCAGGCAATCCAGCGACTCCGATGGCGAATGCAATTATAGCTGGTCAAGCAGCAAAGCTGCCTACACGAACCAACTCAACCTTGAACACAGGCACAAACCTTCCAGATGACGAGCAAGCTAGTCTCATGGGCCAAGTTCCATTTTGGGCAACTGAGGAACCTATCGAGGATATTATAGCGCCAATTCAAGTTGATCCTACCACGACTGCTCTTGTGGAAAAAGAAGCTCTCAGAGCTGAAGCAGTTGTACTTATCACTAATCTTGCTGATAAACAAAATAAGGAAACCTTAGCAGATATTACGACTAAAGTCCTGGAAGGCTACAAGCTAGATTTGGCTAGCCGAACTGAATGGGAAGCACTCAATGTGCAGATCATCGACCTGGCTAAGCTGCTCGTAAAGAAGAAAGTCTATGCAGGCGAAGTTGTTGCTAATGTTAAGTACCCATTAATAATTAATGCTTGCATCCAGTTTGCTGCTAGGGCATATCCTGAGCTTATTAAAGGTAATGAAGTTGTCAAAGGTAAGGTCATAGGAACTGATCCAGACAATCGTAAGTTTGATAAGGCCAACCGAATTTCTCAGTTTATGTCTTTCCAGCTTCTGTCCCTAATGGAAGATTGGGAAGAAGGAGTTGACCAGCTACTTTTTACCTTGCCCGCAATCGGTTGTGTATTCAAAAAGAGTTACTTCGATTCGATTGAGAGGAAGTCCGTATCTCAGATAGTCTTTGCTGATGATTTGGTTGTAAATTACTTTGCCGAATCATTGGAGAGGGCTCCACGAGTAACTCATAGAATCTATTTGTACCATAATGAAATTGTTGAGCGCATCAATTCTGGGATTTTTATCAAGTTTGATGTAGCTGAACTTGGTCAGGCAACCAGTGATAAGACTGCTGATGTAGATGAAGATACTCCACATTTGTTTCTTGAACAACATCGTTGGTATGACTTAGATAATGATGGCTATCAAGAGCCGTATGTAGTAACTGTTCATGAACAATCACAGAAGTTAGTTCGCATATCTCCTCGGTTTGCCACGGATGGGATTATTCGCAAGTCTGATGAATCTGGCGTAGTTGATCTAGACGGACCAATTGTTAAGATCCTCCCAGAGCAATACTTTACTCGCTTTATTTTCATGCCAGCGATTGATGGAGGCTTTTATGGCATGGGGTTTGGCTCACTGTTGATGAGCAGTAACTCAGCCATAAACACAGTTATTAATCAATTGCTTGATGCAGGGACGTTATCAAATCGTCAGTCTGGTTTCCTAGGGAGAGGCCTTAAGCTTGGCAGGGGCAAATCAATTCAGGTCAAGTCAGGCGAGTGGAAGCCAGTAGATGCAACAGGCGACGATCTTCGCAAGAACATCTTCCCAATGCCAGTGCGTGAGCCAAGTAATGTTCTCTTTCAATTGCTCGGCTTGCTAATCGAGAGTGGTAAAGAACTTGCCGGCATGACAGAGATTCTTGCTGGTAATTCTCCTGGTGCGAATGTTCCGGCTGAGTCTGTACTTGCCCTTATTGAACAGGGGCTGCAAGTCTACAGTGCAATTCACAAGCGATTGTACCGAAGTCAATATAAGGAGTTCATAAAGTTACGAAGACTGAATGCTCTTTATTTAGATCAGATGACATATAGTGTTGTCCTGGATGATCAGCAGGCAATTGTTCAGGCTGACTTCTCTAGTGCAGATTTCGATGTTGTTCCGGTTAGTGATCCGAACAGCACGACAATGATGCAGCGGCTTCTCAAGGCGAAGGCCATGCTAGAGCTGCGAGGCCAAGGTTTGAATGATCAGGAAATCTTGCGACAGTATTTACTTGCACTTGATATCGAAGATGTTGAGAGGTTCTTTCCTGCAGAAGACCAGACTGATCCAGCTGAACAACTCGCGATGCAGAAACTCCAGGCTGAGATTACAGAACTAAGTGCAAAGGTCGCCAAGTTGAATGCGGAAACTCAGAAGATTATGACAGAGATTCCTGGTAAACAACTTGAACAAGAGAAGACAATTGCAGACATGGATAATGATGCTACAGATTTAGCTCTTAAGGATAAGCAAATTTCTGGTCAATTAGAACTCGGGCGAAGTCAGCAAAGTTTAGGCAAAGCACCTGGTGGATTAAAAGAAAGTACAATGAAGCGAGAGTATGTTTCAGAGAATAACAATCAAGGAGAATAATATGTCATATTCACTTGTAACACCATGTTGTAATTATCCATCAGCAACACCTGAAGGTCAGGGAGATTGCATCAAGAAAGACATCTGCACGGATAGACATGTTTTGCATGGCGCTATCTCTGCAATCCATCAGATGTCATTTGGTGTAGGTCATTTGGGTGCTGGTACAATAACCTTGGCTTGCAGCAATAAGATCGTGGCAACAAAAGAAGAATAATAGTTAGGATTAAAAGAAAGCACGGTGAAACGTGAATATAGTTAAGGAGATAATATGGATGAATTAAGCAAGAAGAAGAAAGGTACGTTTTCTTTTTTACGTGCACTTGGCCTTGGTAAAAATAAAAGTGACACTGCTGACAAGAATGTTTTTTATGCTGGGAATGTAACAACTGCTGCAAATAAGCGAAAGAAAGAGTTGGAGAAGGTTAATCAGAATTGAGGAGAACTCAGATGGACTTTGGAGATGCTATAAGGGCACTAAAGCTTAGGGGAAAAGTAGCTCGTGAAGGATGGAATGGAAAAGGCTTAAGTCTTGAATTGCAGGTGCCAGATTCTTTTAGCAAAATGACTCTTCCATACATTTATATGAATTATCCATCTACACCAGCAAGTAAAACTGCCCCTAAAAATCATATTAATGCAAGAGTTCCTTGGCTAGCTAGTCAGACAGATATGCTTGCAGAAGATTGGATTATTGTAGAATAACCTATACTTATGGTATCAAGATGCTAACTAGTGAACAATTCCAAGAGTGGAAAACTAATGCCGTCACAACAGAGATCCTTACAGAACTTAGAAAAGTTCGTAAGATTATGGAAAGTAAGTTAAGTAATGGAAATACTATTGGTCAAAATGCTTATGAGACTCATGGCATGACAAATAGGGTTGTTGGAAATATTGAAGGGCTTGATCAAATATTGAATATTTCTTTTGAAGGTGATGCTGTAGATAATGAAGTTGACGAAGTAAGCGGTTACTAAGCATACGCAGTTATTAAGAATAACAATTATTTAAAAGGGTAATAATTATGAGCACAGAAAACATTAGTGATATTAATCAATCTGGCATCTTACCGACTGGCGGGCATTTGTTGGTACTTCCTGAGAAGGTTGAAGAAAAGACTAAGGGCGGAATCTATTTGCCTGAAACAATTCGGGAAAAAGAACAGCAAGCAGCAACAGTTGGAACTTTGGTTGCCATCGGACCTACTGCCTGGAAAGACCTTGATGATGGTATTGCCTGGGCAGAAGTTGGCGATAAGATTAGTTACTCCCGATATGCTGGTGTCTCTATGAGCGGGAAGGATGACGACTCTTATGTATTGATTAATGATAATGATGTTTTGGCTCGGTTACTCTTTTAAATAGGTGTTATTATGGCAGAAGAATTTGTGCAAGACA